GAGTTCTCCGTCACCAACGAGATCATCCGGAAGGAACGTTTCAGGACGTTCATCAAGCTGCCAGAGCTCTCGGCCTTCTATGGGGAAGTATGGGAGTAGGGAGCAAGGGAAAGCGAGAAAGGGCGAGAGGGCTGATGGGTAGCGACTTTTGCCGCATCCTGCCGAGGCTTGCACCAGAGGGAAAAGGCGAAAAAAAGGGCTTCAAAGAGGGAGTTCAGTTACCTAATCGTTCCCCTTTTTGCCTTTCGGAAAGAAGACGCAAAATGAGGTAACTAAACCGAGTCTTTTTCTCTTGCATTCAGTGTTTTGCGTAGCGACAAGTATCTCTTTTAAGGTTTCACTTTGTAAGCAACAAAACGATGAAAGAAAAAACGTTGAAGCTGCTCTTTTACCTCAAACGGGGGGCAAAGAGCAAGGCGGGCAAAAGCCCGATTATGGCGCGCCTCAGTGTGGGGCGAACGATGGTGCAATTCAGTTGTAAGACGGCCTGCTCGCCGTCGCTTTGGGACAGCCGCAAGCACAGGCTCGTCGGGAAAAGCGCCGAAGCCGTGGCCGTAAACGCCGAGCTGGACAGCCTGCAGGTTAGCGTCTGCCGAGCCTTTGAGGACTTGCGGAAGAAGGAAGGCGATACCGTGACCGCCGAGGAAGTCAAGGCCCTCGTCTTCGGACTTCGGAGTGACAGCCAAGGCTTGCTCTATCATTTGGAGGAATACCTTGCTCGCTTTCGGGAGCGGGTGGGGGTCGATCGCAGCGAACGCAGGTACAAGTTCCTTCGGGTCTTTCGAGGGCATCTCGCAGCCTTCCTTCGGCATCGCTACCGAGTGAGCGACTTCCCGGTGCACAAGGTGGACAAGGCCTTTATCGAGGATCTCGAGGCCTACTTCGCGCAGGAGAAAGCCTTCAAGCTCAACACCACCGCCGGCTATCTTACCGTGCTGGCGTCGCTCCTCAAAGACTTGTACAAAAGGCGTGTCATCGACACCTATCCTTTCATGGGTTACTCCATCCGATGGGACGTCGGCACACCGCGCTACATCACCAAAGAAGAGCTGCGACGCATCATCGACTTGGACGACTCGCAGCTGGGGAGTTACGAGCTTGTCTCCCGAGACATGTTCCTCTTTTCTTGCTTCACGGGCCTCTCTTACACGGACATTTATCACTTGACGCGTGACCATCTGATTGAGGAGAGCGGTATGACTTGGATCCGCAAGCCGCGCGTGAAGACGGGCCGGATGTGCCACATCCCTCTGCTGCCCGAAGCGTCAGCGATCATCGAGCAGTACAGGGGCATCCACACACGCGCCTTTCGTCACGAACCGCCCCGGGGCTACCTCCTTCCGATCCCCGGCTGCGACACCGTCAATATCCATCTCAAGAAGATCGCTACGCTTTGTCACATCCCTAAACGGCTGACTTTCCACATGGCCCGCCACACCTTCGCCTCGCAAATGACCCTCGCCGAAGGGGTGTCGATCGAGAGCGTGTCCAAGATGTTAGGACATAGTGAGATCAAGACGACGCAGGTCTATGCCGAGACTTCTCCGGAGCGCATTTTCAAGGACGTCACGCGCATCCTCCCGGCGATTGCCCATTATCATCTAACCAATTAATCCCCTACGAACCCAATGAAAAGTACCTTCTCGATCCTCTTCTACATCGACCGAAGCAAGCCGAGCGGCGAAGGGCTGTGCCTCGTTCGCTGTCGTATCTGGTGCAATGGCCGGACGGCCTCTTTCTCCACCCGGCAACAGACCTCGCCCCATGATTGGCTGGCGAAAAAAGGGAGAGTGTGCCCCATATCCGCGGTGGCGCATGGCATCAATCATGCGCTGAGTGACATCGAACATCGGCTGAACGCACTCTATGAGCGCACGCTCCGGGAGGAGCGATACATCACGGCCGAATACCTCAAGGAGCAATACCTGCTTCAGAACAGGCCGCGGCAGACGTTCGCCGACATATACTCGGCTCTTTGTGAGGAGAAGGCGGCCCATAAAAGCAAGGCCACAGCGCGGGGCTTTCGAGACAGCTACAAGAGCTTCGTCCGCTTCCTTGACACGCGCGGGCTGCGGCGCTGTTTGCCCCACGAGGTGGACAAAACGCTGATAGAAGCCTATCGTCTCTACATGTTGCGCGACTTGGGCTATAAGATGAGTTCGGTGGCCGTCTACCTGAGGCGTCTGCACCAAGTCTTCCGGCGGGCGATGTTAGAGGCGGGGCTGAGAGAGGATCCGTTCGACCTGATCGACATCGAGACGCCGGCCTACGAACGCAACGCCCTCGGTGCCGAAGACCTGCAACGGCTCTTGGCTTATCGCCCGCATCGCTCCGTGGACAACCACGTCCGGCTGATCTTCCTCTTGGGCTGCTTCACCGGCTTAGCCTTCTCCGACCTCAAGAAGCTCCGCATGGAAGACGTCTACACGCTTGGCGACGGGCGCCGATACCTCTCCATCTGCCGCACCAAGACGCAGAACGGCAGCATCGTGCCCCTGCTTCCCATCGCCGAGGAGATACTCACCTACGTGGGGCAGGGTCGCACTGAGGGGCTGTGGTTCCGGGAGTTTCCCGTGAACAGCCACTTCAATCGAAAGGTCCGCGAGCTGCTCGTCAAGGCTGGTTGCTCGCCGCACACCGAGGCCAGTTCGCACACCGCGCGCCACACCTTCGCCACCACCATCTGCTTAGAAAACGGCCTACCCATCGAGACGGTGAGTCGGATGTTGGGGCATCGTTTTATCTCCACCACCGAGCTATATGCCAAGGTGAGCAAGCAGAAGATCGCCCAAGAGATGCGTCCGCTGATGGGCAGCGAGCAGACGCAGAGGCTACGCCGTGCCTTGCGGATTTGTCCGCCGAGGAAGAGGACGCTCGATCAAGAATGACGTTGGCAGGCCGCCTGCCAGAGTCATCGAACACTCCAGCGATGTTGGCAGGCCGCCTGCCGGAGAATTTCTCACGATTAAGCCCGCCTGTTTCCAGCGTTTTCCCTCTTTATCCTCAGTGTTCCATCAATCCATGGCGCAGCGAGTCCTTTCGCCGACTTTTGCCTCCAAAAGAAACAGCAAGCGCGGGCAGTTGCGCTGGCTTGCTTCAATCCAATTACGCAACCTCATACTTATTGAAACACCATGCAAATCATCCTTGTAGACAGTAAGGCTTGGGAGCGACATCGCTCCGCCTTTGCCGACTTTATCCACTGCATCGAGCGGCTCATCGGCAATCCGCCCGAGGCCGACGAATGGCTCGACAACGACGCCGTATGCCGCCGGCTGAACATCAGCCCTCGCACCCTGCAGGCCTTGAGAGATACGGGTAAAATCCCCTTCTCCATGGTCGGGCACAAGTGTTATTACAAAGCCGGCGACATCGCTGATTTACTGAACTCAAAAGCTGAATGAACGATGGCAGAGCATGCAATCATTACGGAAGAAAGCCCTCAAATGCAGCTGTTTGTCCAGCTGATAGAGGGCGTATTGAAGAAGCTGGAGCGCTATTGCGCCTCGGCCCGCCCTACGCTCGCTGGGGAGGTTTATCTCACCGGCGAGGAGGTCTGCGAGCGGCTCAAGCTCAGCACCCGCACGCTGCAGGAGTACCGCAGCCGCGGCCTTTTGGCCTTCTACAAAATCGGCGGCAAGATCCTCTACAAACAGAGCGACCTGCAAGCGATGCTCGACCGACATTATAACCCCATTCAAAAGCCTTCGGTATGACGATAGAAGAACTACGGCGCGCCAGATTGGCCGCCAAACTGGAAGCGGGCGGTATTGGCGGCTATGCCGAAGCAAAGCGCAAGGCCCAAGCGGAGGCAGAGGCCAAGGTGGAAGAATCGCTATTCTTTGATCCGCCCGCAGACGGTAAGATGACAGCAGAACAACGGCAGGTCGTCTTGACCGCCAAGTTGAAAGAAATGGGCGACTATGGCGTCAAACGGCGCACGGTAGAAGAGTCACCCTTCTTTGATCCGCCCTCAGAGATCGAGCTGGAAAGAAGCCCGCTTGATCCTCCTCCGGCGGATGAGCCTAAGGAAGAAGTCATTCATCCTCGAACGAAGGCGGATAAGCCAAGGGAGGAGCTTATAGCGACCGCTCCACCCCCTGCCCCTCGAAAGACCAAGAGCCACAAGGAGGATTTGGCCGCATTCCGAGAGACGTACCTCCAACCCGCGCGCATCAGCCACCGCAAGGCGGTCTACGTCTCTGACGAGACCCAGCAGAGATTAGACTTCGTTGTCCGCCGAATTGGTCTGCGAGGCGCCAGCATCTCGGGCTATGTCGAGCGCGTGCTTCGCGAGCATCTCGACGGGTACAAGGACAGCATCGAACTATGGCGGAAGCTCTGAACACATGCACGCTTAGCGTGCAATGCCCTCCCGAACACTTGCATGTATTGAGTGCAAGTGTTCAGGGTACGGGCACCTTCTATTCTGGGGCCCGGCAAGGTGTGTTTTTGTGCTACAAAAACCGTTTTGTACTACAAAACGCCTTGCCCCCGGAGCCTTCACTCTG